TTTTTCTTTCAACTGCAAGTGGGTCGGATTTAGATAACTTAGCGGAAACATTATATGGACTTTATAGACTTAAAGGTACAAAACCTTATGCTGATATGGAATTTAGTTTAACTTCTGTGCTTCCTTATGATGTATTAATTCCTAAAGGATTTGAGCTTGTAGATGAAACAGGAAGTCATTTTTCAAAACTTTTAGAAGATGTAGTTATAAAAGAGGGAGAGACAAAAGCAGTTGGAGTTATAGAACTGCAAGAAGAGATAGCAAGTAGCAGTGTAAAAACTGAAATACAAGTAACTCCACTTCCTTATGTGCAAGTTAAACAATTAACTGACTTTATAAATGGAAGTAACCCTGAAAGTGATGAGGATTTTAAAGAAAGAATTAGAGTTTCTTTTGCAAATAAATCTACTGCTGGTAACTTATAAATCATTTGCATTAAGTGCAGATGAGAGAATAAAAGAAGTTAAAGTTTTATCTCCATCTGCTGGAGTTGTAGATGTGGTTTATTATTCAAGTGAAGCTGATGAGATTATGCAAGAGAGAATTGAAAATACTCTAAACGCTGATAATGTGAGACCTTTAACTGATTTAGTAAGAGTAAAAAAAGCAAATGAAATAATTTTTGATGTAACAGGAGAGATAACTATAAAAAGCGGAGTTGATGCAAGTAGTGTTTATGTGAATGCAATTAATAGTCTAAAAACTCTTATGTTTAAAATCGGTGAAGATGTAAGTATTGCAAAAATAATTAAAACTTTAATGGTTGATGGCGTTGTGGATGTGGCTTTAACTAATCCAACTGCAAATATTGAAATAGATGATTACTCAATAGCAATTTTAGGTGAAACTAATATCTCTTATAGGGTAAGCAATGAGCTGTAAAACTATTTTACCTACGAATATAGATAAAGTTATAAATGCTCTTGATCTAGTTGGGTGTGAGGGATTAAGTAATATAAAGGAGCAGATTAAAAAAATTAAAAATTTTAACAATGCTTTACAAATAGATGAAGAGTTTTTAAGCTTGATGGTTGATGAATATCAGGCTGGAATGTTTAGAGAGTTTGAGCCTGATACAAGAAAACTTATCTATTTTGCACAAAGAAATTATTCTAAACTTGGAACTTTAAGTGCAATTAAAAAAGTGTTTGAAGCTCTTGATATAGAAGCGGAAATTAAAGAATGGTTTGAAACAGGAAAAGAGCCTTATATCTTTGATTTAGATTTATCTTTAACGGATAAGAAGATAACTCCTGAACTTGTAGATAAGTTAAAAAAACTTATTAAATTTACAAAAAATATAAGAAGTAGACTTGATGAGCTTATATTAGCCTATAAAACAAGCACAAGTTTAAGCATTAAACTTGGAAATATGGGAGAAAGTAGAAGTGAAGCTGAAATGATAGATGGATTTACAAACTCTACAACTGCTTTTACTTACCCTGCAATAGGTGCAATGGGAGAAGCAGAAGCAACAGCAATGATGGAGGTATAAAATGGGAGCAGTAGGACAAAGCATTATTACGGCAAATGGAATAAAAACACTTATGGATGCAAGTGCTGTCGGGAAGTTAATTAAGCCTAAGTATTTTAAGTTTAGTGATGTTGATTATACACTTGACCCAACAATTGAAGATATAAGAGGCTGGATACAAAAAGACATCACCCTTTATAACACTATAAATGAAAACACAATTGAGTTTGTGTGCGATGTAGCACCTGAAGAAGCGGTTAAATATACTAAAACGGCAGGGCTTTATTTAGATGACGGAACTCTTTTTATGCTTGCAAAACCGCCTTTTCCGTTTCCGCCTATGTTGCGACAGACCTTCAAAATACAGTTAGTTTATCAAAACGCTGAAAACTTAATTGATTTTAAATATTTACCTTTTTATGAGACTGAGCAAGATTTAGCAATTTTAGAAAATAGTGCAAGTTTAGGAGAATTAGCTCTTAAAATAAGTGAAGATATTGGAATGCTTCAAATTGCAAAAGCTGATTATTACAAATTTAAAGGAGAGGCAAATGAAAGGTTAGGTAGTTTAGAGACAAGAGCAAGTGAGAGTGAAGTTAGAATTAGTGAAATTGAACTAAGTTTGCTTGAGAGTAATGCAAATTTAGGTGATGAGATACTTAAAAATGCTGAGAAGTTAGGTTTAATCGGGACTTATTTAAAAATTAACTTTTAAGGAGAGGAAATGGGAATTAATATAACAGAAATTGCACAAAAAGTTTTAAATGTTACTTCTAATGCAGCGAATATTTTTCGTAAGATGTATGATTTGTATTACAATCCAAAACCACTTGATGTTCCTTTTGAATATATAGATGAAAATGGAAATAAAATAACTACAAATATTAAAAATGTTGCCGGATTTAGAAAAAAATTATGGGATGATGTAGGAGCTGCACTTGGGCAGTTTAACAGAAGTTTTTATGTGGACCAGGAAAATGGTGATGATAATAATGATGGAAGTAGAGATAATCCTTTTAAAACATTAAGTAAAGCTATCACTGCAACTCCTATCGGAGGGCAAGTTACAATTAATCTTTTAAGCGATTATACATTAGAACAAGATATATATATAAGTAAAAGATATGTAAAAATTAATGTAAAAAATGGGATAAAACTTAAAACTTCTTGGTATGTTGCCACCAGTTCAGGAAACGCAAGATTATACTTTATAGACATAAGTAATGGATTTTTGCATATTCATTTAGAACAATACGATAAAAATGGAGAGCCGTCACAACTTATTATCCCTGAAAATGATACAGGAAAAGATAAAGAGAAAGAATTTATAGGATTTATAAAAAATTCAAGTGGTGGGGGCGGAAAATTAAGAATTGATTATAGAAATAAAGTTGATGGTGCAGTTGTTATTGATGTTCAAGATGGGTATCTATTTAAACAATACAACTGGGCAAGGGAGAATTCTTTTATAGATGTTAGAATTCAAGGACATTATGCAGAGTCTAAAATAAGAGTAAATACTGATAATAATGCTCTATTAGCATATTTGAGACAAACAACAACAGCTTTTACATTTCAAGTTGATAATAACACATTAATTGACCAAGATGGAAATGATTTAGATATTATAGATGTAGTTACAGGTATAGTTAAAGATAGTAATGGAGTGCCTCGCAACATAATTTCAAATATTGTTTTTTAAGGAGTAAGAAATGATTAAATTAATAAAAATAGGTGAATTAGTGTATCAAGGAATTGAACCTTATTATATTGATAAAAATGGAAATAAAATTTGGAATATTCCTAATGACCTTGAAACTTTAAGAAATTGTGCAATTGATACTTTTAATTGGCTTATAGGTCAAGAAGTAAAAAAACAAAGTGGTGGTGATTTTACAAAGTTAAGTGCAGGAAATAGTAAAGCTATTGTTTTACTTTTAAAATTAATTGATACTTTAAATCCTGATGAAAGCAACTTAACTAAAACTGAAAAAAATATTTTAAGTAAACTAAGAACTTTTGCTAATAATGGGTATAGTAATAGTCAAATGCTTGATAATATGCTTGAAAGCGTGTTAAATAATATTAGTGTTTATTCTCAAAAAATTGAAAAAGCACAACAAGCTAAAAGCGTAGATGAACTTATAAGACTTTTAGAGGAATAAGATGAAATATTCTGATATAAATTTGCAACCTTTAAAAGAACATAAGTTTAAAGTTGTAAAACCTTTTAGGTTCAAAGATATTATAATCCCTTACGGATTTAGAACTGATGGGGCAAGTATTCCGAGAATATTTTGGTCTTTATTTCCACCAAATCGCACAGATTATTTACCTTGTGCGATTATTCACGATTATTTGTGCGATAAAAAGGAGTATAAAAAAGCTGATGAATATTTTAAGGAATGTTTAGAAGAATTAAAAGTGGATAAGTTTAGTAGAACAATTATGTATTTAGCTGTTAGACTTTATCATTTAATTAAATATAGACAATAAGGAGCATAAAGTGAAAAAAATATTTTTGATTGGATTATTAGGAGCATTTTTTATTGGTTGTGCAAGTAATACTTTAACAATTACAAAATGCAAATCTTATAAAGATGGAATTTGTGTAGCAAAAGAAGTTAAACAAGTGAAAGAATGCAAGAACCCTATAAAAATTAGTGGTAAAACTTATTGCGAGGAATAAAACTTTTAAGGAGAGGAAATGGATTTAAACTTTGGAATTAACGGAAGCATAAGTGTAGAAGCGGCAAGACCTGTTTTAGTGGATAGTTCTACTCCAATTGGTGTTGTTGTGCCTTTTGGAGATAGTGATGGAGATTTTAAAGTATTTAATAGTGCAGATGATATGAAAACTTACCTTGAAGAAAAAGGAGCAACTGCTGATGATTTAGCATATAAGACAGCTAATGCTATAAGTCTTCAAGGAGTTAGAGGAAAGATTGTAGTTAAGTTTGTAGCAGATGGAGATAGTGTAAAAGATAATGTTTTAGCGGGGCTTGATGTGCTAAAAACAGCTCCACAAGATGAAAATATTTTAACAAGACCAGATTTAATAATCTGTCCTGAATACTCTTATGATGTTGATGTAGCGGCAAAAATGGATAGTTTAGCAAGTTTATTTAGAGCAACTGCTATTGTAGATGTAAATGCATCTGATGAAGCAAGTGCAAATGCTTTTGCAAATAATTTTGGAAGCAGATATATGCTTCTTTACAATGGAAGAAGCAAAGTAGAAGGAAAGTTTTATCCGACATCTGCTTTAATTGCCGGGCTTATTGCCTATTGGGATGCAGGAGGAGATAATGGTTATGATGAATTTGGGTATGCAAGAAGTCATTCAAATAGAATTGTAAAAGGTGTTTCAGGTTCAGAAAGAATTATTGAATATTTTGATGGAGTTGATTGCGAAGCAAGAAGACTAAGACAAAATGGTATTGGCTCTATCGTGCAAGATGCTGGATGGAGAAGTTATGGATTTGAAACAAGAGACATAGACCCAATTTGGCAAAGTCTTGAGAGAGTAAGAACATTCCATAAATGGCTTGATGCAATTATCAAAGCAAATAAATGGGCAAGAGATAGAAGTGCTGACCAACTTGTTTATGTAAAACAAACTTGTATAGACTTTTTCAATAAACTTAAAGGTGCAAACATAGCACTTGGATATGAAATTTATCTTGACCCTAACTTAAGTGATGTAACGGCTGGTAAATTTACATTTATTCTAAAAACTGCAAATATGCCGGCTATTAGAGAGCTTAATTTTAACCTTGTATTTAGTGATGATTGGAATGAAGCGTTTGTTGATTGGATTAATTCTATTTAAAGGAGATTAAATGGCTGTAAGAACACCAGAGAAAATTAGCAATGTGAATGTTTTTATAGATGGAGTTGGACATTTAGGGGTTGTAGAAGAGGTAAAACTCCCAGAAGTTAAGCAAAAATTAGAAACTGTGAATGTAGGTGGAATTGAGAGAGATATACAAACAGGAATTTTTGAAAAAATGGAAGTGGAGATTACTTTAACAGAGTATTCTTCTATTGTTTATGCGGCAATGGCTGCAAATATGAAAAAGGGGCTACCTGTTGTTTTTATTTGTAAAGCAAATATTGTGCAAGGCGGAAAGAAAAAAGGAGTTATAGCAACGATTGCAGGAGATATTACTGTAACTGATAACTCTTTAAAAGGCGGAGAAACTGCTAAAAGAACTATTAAAGTTAGCGTTAGAAAATATATTTGGGAAGTAGATGGAAAACAAGGTGTAATGATAGATGTTGATAATCTAATTGCAATAATTGATGGCGTAGATGTTTTAGAAGAACTTAGAAAAAATTTAATGTAAAACTTTTAAGGAGAGAAAATGGTAGAAATTAAATTAAACGATGGAAGAGTTATAAAAATGAGAAAACCAAAAGTTAGGGATATGAGAATAGTTGCTGATGTAGAAAATGAAGTAGAAAAAGAGATGAAGCTAATTAGCAACTTAACAAATTTAACTTTTGAAGAATTAGATGATATGGATTTAGATGATTATAAAAAACTTCAAAAGGCTTTAATGAATTTTTTGTCTTAGAGTGGAATAGAGATTTAATTAAAGGCATTGCCTTAATCGGTAATGTCTTGCATTTTTCTTATAATGAAATTTTGGAAATGGAAATTAATGAATTTATAGAATTTTTAAATGAAGCAAAAGAACTAATTAATGTGAAAGATTTTCAAATATAGAAGCTAAAAAATGAGTTACTGGAACTGCAAGAAACCATCCAACTGTAATAGAGAAGAAAATAGAACCAAACAAAGCTGAATAAAAATCAGCTCCATTTAAAAAGGTAAACAAAAATACAACAACAAAACTAACAATTATAGGAGCTAAATTGCTATCAAAAAATCTTGCTAATGTTTTCATAAGTTTATTATACCATAAAAGGCAAAGAAATGGCTAAAACTCTTGGACTTGATATTGTAATTGGTGCTGCTATTGCGGGGGCGGTTAGTGGATTTAAAAGTGTATTAGGAGAAGTAAATACTCTTGGAAGTGCGGTTGAAAAATTAAATTCAAAAAAGCTAACTATTTTAGAAAATATTGATAAAGAATTTAAATCAAAACTTGAACCTATTGAGAGTGAATTAAAGAAATTTTATGAAAAACAAAAAGAGTTAAAACTTAAAATAAAAGTAAAAGATAATGAGCTTAAAGAATTTAAAAAGAAGATAAAAGATACCGAAAAAGAGATTAAGAGTTTTGAAAAAGAGAAAATAAATTTAGAAAAAGAATTTAAAAAAGGAAAAGTTTCTGCAAGTGAGTTTGAAGCTAAAACTAAAGA